TTTGTTTGAGGTTATATTCGGGGTAGATAATAAATTCTCTTGTCTTCATTTGTATGCAATCTTATAATAAGTTAAAGTAGAAATAATTACACCACAACCGGAGAATAAAATGAAAGGAATAGATGATTTTGACAACCACGTGTTTATGATCGCCCAGGCGCTCGTAGAGTCCGGTAAGCACACGAACCGTTACGACCTAGCCCGTGAGGCCGTTTTGATCGCCGAAGCAGTCTCAGACGAAATAGCGAGGGTCGCTGACAATGCCTGATTATGACGACACGAACCGCGGCGTTCTTTTCCGTAACGAACGCAAGGAAAACGAAAAACATTCTGACTACAACGGAAACATCAACGTAAGTGGCCAAGAGTATTGGATCAACGCCTGGATAAAAGAAGCCAAGGGCAGCGGTAAGAAATTTATGAGCCTATCGGTAAAGGCCAAGGAATCGGCACCTGCTACTCCGTCCACCCCTCTAGCGGACTTTGATAAGGACATACCCTTCTGATGAGTAAGTTTTCACGCGCCGATAACGGCAAAGGCAGCAAAAGACGCCCGCAGTTGATTCCCGCAAAAACTTTCGGGGAGAACTGGGCGCGTATCTTTGAAAAGAATAAGGCGGAAGAAAAGCGCAAAGCCGACCTACAACGTGAAATTAACCAAGAGAGTCCGACAGATGAAAACTCGAATCCACGTTAATCAGCACAACATCCGCGCCAATGCCAAAGGGGCCGACCTGCCCGTACTCACCGTCAAAACGTACAAGGAAAACCGCAAGTGCAACAAAGTCGTGGTTCATGGGCCGAGTGCCGTGGTCTACAGCCCGGATAAGCCTCTTTCCTGCGGCGCAAAGGTGTGGATCGAAACTGAAGCCGACGTGACGGTGGAAGACCAACCCGCATAAAAGTGTAGGAATGCAACTTATAAGACGCATTAAACGGGAAAAGCAACATGTACGAATACAATTGCAAGATTGTGAGGGTAATTGATGGTGACTCAATTATTTTGGATATCGACCTTGGTTTTAGCCACTGGATTCACAATGAGTCTATACGTTTGTACGGTGTTGATACTCCAGAGTGCCGCACACGAGATGCTGAAGAAAAAGCAGCCGGACTCTTGGCGAAGGAGTTTGTCGAAGAGGCGTTGCATGTCGGAGGAACATACACCCTCACCACCAAAGAAAAAGGAAAGTTCGGACGATACCTCGGAACAATCTTCCTAACCGAGAAAACCTCGATAAACGCCGCTCTGGTCAAAGAAAGACTTGCCGTGCCTTATTTCGGCCAAAGTAAGGTCAAGATAAAGGAGGCGCATTTGGCAAACAGAAAATTCTTAAAAGAAAAGGGGGTGCTATGACAAAAGAACGCATTACCAACCAAAAGCCCTGCGAGTCCTGCCATGCGGTGATCCGAGCAACTAAAGGCAACACCTTCTGCGACAAATGCCAGAACCTAATCCAACAACTTAACCAAAACTGGAAGACTCACGACCAAAATAACCTTGACTCAAATTCGTGGTTTAAGTACTTTAGGCGGTGAGGGAATGGTCCCTCATTTTTGTTAACAATCTATGCTAATTGTTGGTTGAAGCTTATTGAACCCCGCCTCTGGTGGGGTTTTTTTTGGCTTTTTACCCATGTTGCGTGGGTCATGGGTAATTTTCTCTGTCAAAATGCTCATGAATGTTGTTTATCCACCAGATAAACATATCCTGACCCAAGGTGTGCTTCATCAGATTTACCCTGGATGCGACTAACTGTACGTTTTCTCGTACGTAAGGGCCTTTAGGATTTATTCGGTCTATCGAGGCGTTGAATTCTTTTGGCTTTTTATCGCCGTAGGTGCCGTCTCTTTGATGGGTCATGAGGACGCCAGAAAGCGCGCACTTGCCGTTTTGAGCATTCCAGAGATCTATTACCTCTTCGTTAGTTAAATCGTACTGGACGCCTTGTTTAAGCCTTTGAGATTTTAACTGCGTGTTTAAGACCCGGATGTAGGCTTCAGGGGTAGCCGAGGTTTTTTTTGATCTTTGGAGGGTCACACAGTGCCGACAGACGCCCCGTACCTGCCCCTCTTTAAAATGCTCGAACTGGGACAGCATCTTAACTTTGTTGCAGGAAGTGCATAATCGGGAGCCTTGCGACGCTGGCTTTACTTTAGGTTGTCTTGGCATAGGCAAAAAAAACCCGCGGGAGCAAAGTGTGGGAGAGCGCTCAACCGCGGGCAAAAGTCCTTCTCAAGGGATACTACCCTTCTGAAGCTAATGGCTTAAACCCTAACTGTCAACAAAAGTCTAAATACAAAAACTTGTGCAGTTTTTAATGAAAATGATCTTTGGGAAATCCCTCCTCGCGAGCCATTTGAACGTGATAAGCAAGCATCTTCAGCAATGATTCGGGGTCATCAATATGCTCGGTCAGCATAGATGCAATCGCTCTTATATCTTTCTTCCAAACTTCTTTGTACATCTCTCTTAGTTCTTTTACGTTCTCTACGTCATCAAATCCTTGATCTAACAGTGTTTTTAAGTCTTTCATAAAATTCTCCATTGAGTGTGTACACATTAAATATCATATAAAAAAGCAAATCAAGTTGTTTCTCACACGTTTTTCTTATATTATGTGTGCTTTAAAATTGAAGGGGAACACTAATGACACCGCATCACGCAGCGAAATATCCTTTTGAAATAGTCGAAGCAGTCAGATACGCTAAGAACGTAGAGAAACGTTCTGTTAAATGGATAGCGAGACATTATGACATCCCCATTGATACCATCCGAGATTGGTTGTACCGAGGTAGACGAGCTAACGATTGAGGCCGAAGAGCAGTTATTTTGCTGCCCGCGTTGTGAGAAACGATTTTTAGCCTACGTAGAAGTAGTAAACGGTAATACCGACGAAATGCCGGTAGTTGAGCTAATACTGTGCACCCAATGTGAAGAGTCTTTTGATGCGGCTAACCTTTACCTCCTTTGGCTCGATTGGAACAATTCTGAGGATACGATTCATTAGTCTTATCTTTTAACTTTTTGTACTCAAGAATAAAAGCAATAAGCTCGTCTATATCGGTATCCTCAAGCTCCACTGTTATTTTCATTCTTTTCCTTAATCTCTTCTCTAAGCTTAATCATCTCTGACCAAACTTTAGCTTTATCGACAGAATCCCGGGAAACTTCTTCCGAGTCCATTTCTCTCTTCAACTTTAAAAGGGCCTCTTTGAGACCCTCTTCAATTGAATTGCTCATCTTGTGAACTCCGGACGAGGCCGACCTTCTTCTATGCGTTTGTTTTCCATTTCTTCTAAAAGATAGGCTTTGTCTTTCTGGCTAAGGTTTTCCCCTACCCAGTAATCAAAGATAAGCCTAAGCTGCCCGCTAAGCGTGCGCCCTTCTACTTTAGAAACGATGTATAGCTGGTCATACACTTCACGCGGAAGCAAAACCGATTTCCATTTGTTTGTATCCAAAACCATTCTCCTGAACCTTTATGTATGAGATTATATAATACTACTCAGTAATTTCAACAAATTCTCCCCAATTAGGGCCCATTTCTATGTCGCATTTGCTTGGAACAACCAGTTCTACCGCGCTAGTCATGATCTTGGATAGCCCCTGGGCCTCTTCTTTGTCTTTAACGCTAAACGCCAGTTCGTCATGCACTTGCAACATAGGCGTCTTTCCTGCCCGGTAACAGTCCAACATTGCCTGCTTAGTCATATCCGCGGCACTGGCCTGGATGAGCCTGTTTAGTGCTTTGTACGTGAATGCACGCTTGAGCCTGGTCGTTGGTCCGTAGGCCGCGGCTGCTTCTTCGTAAGGCATGGCCTTGTTCATTTCAAAGCTATCGGGCTCCCACAAGTCGAACCGACACTTACGCCCCTTGATGCTTCGTATAGAGCCCGGAGAGCGTGGATCTTCTAAGTGCCTCTGTATGCCCTGGGTCAGTCCTTTAACGAAAGGAACGCGGTTGTGGTACTTCTTAACGAGGGCCTTGGCTTCATCTAACGTAATGTCTAACTGCGCCGCCAATTTCTGCGCTCCCATGCCGTACATCATCGCCAAATTAATGACCTTCGCTTGTTTACGAGGTATGTCCGCCATCTCGGCGACCATGGTATGAAAGTCCATGTCTGGGTTTTCGTTGTACGCTTTAACAAACTCTTCGACACCCGGCATGTTTAGCTTGCGGTAGTCGCCGAACACCTTTGCATAATGGGTCAAGATGCGTGGTTCCTGCTGCGAGAAATCTATTGCCGCCCACTGCTCACCTTCTTCCGGAAGAAACAGTTTGCGGATCAAAGGCCCGATGGTAGGGTCACGGCTCGGAATTTGTTGCATGTTCGGGTTGTTCATAGAAATGCGACCGGAGACTGTCCCGCCTTGATCAGAACGCACCTGATTAATGTGACTGTGTATCCTACCGTCGCGCGCTACGTGCTTAATTAGCCCGTCAATAAAGCTGCCTTGAGTTTTATTTAAGTTACGCGCCCTGACTATCGCTTGTGCAAGCTCGTGCGGGTGCTCGCTCAAGAAAGTTTTGGTGAAGCTCGGGGCTCCTTTTTCGGTGCAGGGGTAAGTTATCCCTACTTTGTCGAACGCTTTGGCTATTGATGCTGCGGCCCAGATCTCTACATCATGACCCGCGAGCCGTTTGATATTCTTTCTCACTTCCTTTTCTTGCTGCATCAAATGTTGCTTCGTGCGCTCGGCCTGGTCTACATCGAAACGTATACCTTTCTCTGTCATCTCAACTAAGCAAGGCAGTAGGTCTGTCTCAAGGTTCCAGATGTCCCACAGATCTTCTTTGTTAAGAAGGTTCTTAAAGTGGTTCCACAATTCTAATGTAATCTCGGCATCGACCTCCGCGTAAGGACCAACATACATAGCGGGCAACTTCCACATCTCAGCCTTCGGATCGACGCCAAACTCAACAGCCGCAGCGGTGAGCGTCTGCTCAGACTTTGTCTTGCCCAAGTACTCGTAACACAGCGCGTTAAGGCTGTAGCTAAAACGGTTTTCGTCGAGAAGGGCTGCGGTTAACATGGTGTCTATGACGCGTCCCTTTACTTCAAAACCCATAGCACGTATCCACCCAAGGTCGTACTGGGCGTTGTGCATGATCTTATCGCCTGGCGCTTCGAACACTTTCTTGAGCCATTTGTTTATCTGTCGGGCGTCCATGTTGCCGCCGCCAAGATGGTTGACCGGGAAGTAACCTTTCCAACCGGGTATGGCTATAGCGTAACCAACCACCTCACCATTCTTAGTCGGCCACCCTGGACCAAACGTTTTAAGGTCCGGGTCGCGTGTCTCGACGTCTATGGCTATTTCTTTTGCTTCTAACACCGCGTCAGGGAACGGATGCTCCGGAGGCAGCCAGTCGGACTGAGGGGGAAACATCGCCATCTGCAATTTGTTATTGGCCATTGGCTGCTCTCCAAGTTTTCTCCCTGAGTATGGCTTCTGAAAAATGCTGACACTTAGGGCAGTACCAACCAAGTCTTTCGTTCTTCTGCACGTTCACTACGGCAGTTGCTTTCTTATCACCGCAGGATAAGCAGGCGTTGTAATACATAGGATCGATGTCTTGTTTTTTCATAGGATATAAGCTCTAGAGAAATCTTCGGGTTCAATGATAAAAAGGTTTTCCATGGTGCGTGTAACGCCTACGTAAAATACGCGGTGCAAATCATCGCCCGGTGTGTCCATGGCTGCGCGAGTTAAATCAGTAATGAGAACAACGTTCTCTGCTTCACCGCCTTTTGTTCCGTGGATCGTGGACAGTCTAATGCGAGGCACGGCGTTAAACTTCTCGCCCCTACGCAATAGAGCGGTGATATAAATTGTGTCGTTAGCGGGTATCTTATCAAGCGCGTCAAACCAAGGCATGTCCTCTGTAGCTAACAAGCCGTGGTTTTCTACAAGCATTTCAAAAGAGAGCAGGTCATCGTCCTTACCCACTATTCTTTTCTTGCCGCGCTTGATTCTTGCACCGTTGCTAGACATGTATTTATAAATTATACGAGCGGACTCTACGTGAATTAAACCGCCTTTACGCACGCGCTCCCAACTGTTTACCGCAGTGGATAAACTATTAGAAATGCTGCGTGCGCCGTTACGCTCGAACAAGTAACCCATAGACTTAAGGTCATAGGCTATATCCGTGAGCATGTAGTTGGCCTGAGCCATCACGAGCCACGAGCCCTCCGACATATCTATAGCTCTTATGTCTGAGATTCGTTGGACGGTTCCTTGTTCTTCTCGGGGATTGTACTTTTTGGGGAAACGGTGATGGATACGGTTGACGATGGTTTCAGCGAGACGGTGGACTGCCCCAGGGACGCGGTAGCTTTGACTGAGAACTTCGCTTCCTCCTGGGAGGTTAATGAAGTGATCGACGTCTGCCCCAGCCCAGCGGTAGATGGCTTGATCGTCGTCACCTGCACAGTACATTCGTTCGGATTTTTTATCGATGGCATGAGCTATGTCCCATTGTAGTGGTGAAAGGTCTTGTGATTCATCTAAGAAAGCCAGCTTAAATGGCGGGCAGATACGATCGTAGTTTTCTACAAACAGCTTAAGCATGTCCGTATAGTCTACCAATCGGTTAGACGATTTGTATGTTGAGTAGCATTCTGACACGTACAACACTTCATCCCAACTGTTGGGCACGTTGCTTGCATTGTACTCTGTTCGAAGGTCTGTCTTTTTTAATCGAGCTAAGTTAATGATCGACAGAATAGGATGTTCCGTGATCCCTGATTTACCGTCTTCTACATCTACATTTTTTATCGTGTTTAACTGAAACCCAATGCGTTCGCTGAGCTCTTGGAACTGTGGACCACGCATTAAGTCTTTTTCTTTTAGGTTAAGCATCTTGTACGTCAGACTATGTAGCGTCCTGAAGTAAAACAGGTCTGTGTCTGGGTCCAAGTCAAATCGTTTAGCGGCTCTTTCTTTTGCTTCGGCAGCGGCCTTGCGAGTAAAAGCAAGAAACGCAATATCCTGGGGATTGACCCCATTCGAAAGCGCCTGGTCTACCATGTTTAATAGTTTAGTAGTCTTGCCTGTACCAGGTGGTCCGAAGATACGAAACATTAGAACGGAGCCTCTTCTTGTCTGGTTTCTAAGTTAGGCGTCTTAATTGCTGACGAGTAACCCTGGAATGCCGGGATAGTCCACACGCGCGTAGCCTTGCCACTAATCTTAATAGAAACAGATTTACCATCTATGTCACGCAGACGTTGAGCAATCTTGTGAGACTTAAAGTCAAAGAAACGATTCTTGTGTAAGTACGCAGTAAAATCTTTTAAGCGGAAGTACGTGCGGTTCTCTTCTTCGTCAGTGTACGGACGGCGCAATAGCATCTCTTCTTTAGTCTCAGCCTTCTGCATGTCGTTACAGAATTCTTCTAACAAGTCATAGAACTGACCCGAGATACTAGCGTCTTGCGACACTTCTACAATGGAACCATCGGTATCGGACATCTCGGTCAATAACTGATTGATGCGAGATTCCCAGGACGCCTTTGGTGCGGACTTCGGCATAAAGTTTAACTGCTCCACGCAAGCACGCTGAAACGCAATCTGATTCATCAAGGCATCCGTGTCTAGCTCTAGCGGCTGACCGTTTACATCCATGAACCAAACAGGTGGCGTTGAGTTGTACTTGCGTAGATTTGCGATGGTCGCACCCGACACTGCGGCTTCAATACCAAACTTCCGTGTTTTACACACGTCGGCATTGCAGTAATCACAGATCGGGGCGTCTTTGCACTTGTAAGCGTAGTCTTTCTTGCCTAGCTGCTTCGCTACAAGGTTGACCTCATTAAGAGGCAACGGAGGGTCCAGATACTTAGCGTTGTAGATTAAGATTTCTGATTCCCAACTGTCTGGGTATGCCTTGCGTAGATAAACGCCAATGTTAAACAGGCCATTGTTCCTGCCGCCTTCGCTTATCCTCTGCGTACACAAAGTCTGAAGGCACGGCGGACCGTCCTTCACAATAATATTAGAGTCAGATTGATCTTCAATAGTAATTGCCGAGACTTGCTCGGGTGTCTGTACATATTGATGGTATAGTTCAAAAAATTCTTCAAGCGTTGCAGATTGACCGTTGTCTTTTATACCGTAACGCAAACCATCTTCAGCATCGTAGTAAGGCATGTTCAAGAAGTTGCCCACGTCACCACGTTCTAAAGATAGTTTTATCTGCTTTGGAAAAATCTCACATCCGCCGTAGCCCAGGGCCGCAGCAATATGCTTAAGAGTCTCTTGCATTTCTTTGGCAGAAATCCATTCGCTTGTGAACAGAAAACAATGCGCACCGCCAGACTTACTGCGACACACAACCATCGGCAGCTTCATCCTACGGATCTTTTCTATTAACTCTTTATGGTCTAGCGGGTATTGGTCAACATCGATACAGCCCCACTTGCAGCTATTATCTTCGTTGATCGGAATGATTCCTATAGCATCGCCCTTACCTGAGAGGTGGCCTTCCCACGTCTCCGGCGTTCTAGGGTTTTTAACTACACCAGCCTTGCCTTGCTGCTTGCCGTTTGGAGCAGCCCGGTCAATACGATACGTACCGTAAGCCAGCTTTAGGCCGTCAAATATCCCCGCAAATGTTTTTGCGTGTTCCATATTATTGTCTCGGGGAAAGGGGCGCTATGCGCCCCACGGTTACCAAGGAATGTCGCTGCTATTGTTTGTCTCTTCGCTATCGTGCTTGACGTTAACTTCGCCCTTAACAATAGACTGAGCAAACGCTTTAGCCGTCTTATAAACGTTAGCGTCTTCAATGGGTCCGTCTAACGAGACCTCCCAGCCATGCCATGATCCTTTTGAGTTTTCCTCAGAGACTGTCTTGAGATGGTAAACGTGCGAGAAGCGTGGTGGAGTAAACGAGCCATTCGCACCAGTCATAACACGAGACTGAATCATTGAGTTCCATTTACGAGACTTCTTCATCTGCGTGCTCTTCATAGTAATCAAAGCAGTTTGCATGGTTTTGTCTTCATTAACGATCACAACAAAGTGTTGATGCGTCTCTTCTAGGTAAGAGCCGTTACCGCCTACTACGTATTCGCGGTTGTCATCTGAGCTGCGTTCTGTTTTAGGACGTTGCTCGTCAGGCGTAAATATATTAACAGGGGCACCTGAGCCTGTTCCGCGTGGAGCCCATTCAATGTAACGACGCTGATAGACACAAGGAATCACACGGCAGCCTTCTTTACCTTTATAGATATCACCGGTCACGGTGTTGTATATGTCACCGGCTTTCGCGTTCTCAAGATCGTCAAGCGTTGGGTCTTGACGGCTAAGTACTTTGAGGAACGGTAGGGCCAGATCTTCCTGTCCCATGTTCTCAAGACCAACACCCTGGTCCGCTTCGAATATGCTTGCGTCAAATGCGACAACTTCTGAGTTTTTCTTTTCTGCTACGTCTTTAGTCATGATTATTTACCTTTTTTAATGTTTGCACGTTGGCCAACGAAGGCCCCGAATAAGTCCATAGGAAACTCGTCACCGGTTTCTACACGCTCTCTTACAAAAGCTTTAAGTGTAGAGGGGTGAACTTCCTCCTTTTGGTCTGCATGAACGCCTTGTTCAGCAGCTACCTTTAAGAACTGCTCAGCCTGGGAATCTTCGCCGCGGCCAAACACGCATGAAACGGTGTTCTTAATGATGTCGTCAAAACCATTATCACGCAGCCAGCCAAAAGCCTGAGATCGATTATCAATCTTTATGTGTGCGCCATACGTGGGTTTGAGTTCGACCTTGCTTCCATCTTCTAGTTCGAACTTTGTCAGTCCGATTTCATGGAGCAAAGCAGGGAGGTCTTCGTCGGTAAGCTTAAGAAGTTTTTTCTTTTCTTCTTTAAGCCTGTCTTCCAACTGTACAACCAATGCGTCTTGCGCAGTTACGGCACGAGCCATTTCTGCGACAGTTTGCAAGCCTTCAGTATTTACAGAGTCTAACGCGGAAACATCGGCTTGATCTGATTCCATCTCTTCGAACAGGTTTGTCATAGGTCTTCTCCTCGTGGTTAAAGTGCGTTTTAAGCACTTGAGGAACACACTATAATCATATAATATTATATATGCAAGGAGATAATATGAAAAATTACCAATTTAAAACTAAACCTTATGACCATCAGAAAGAAATCTGGGAAAAGTCCTGGTTTGAGCCGTACTACGCGTTGTTCGCGGAGATGGGCACGGGCAAGAGTAAGATTGCCATCGATACTATTGGCGCTTTATACCTGACCGGGCAGATAGATACTGCGCTAATTCTGGCTCCCAAAGGTGTCTTTGACAACTGGGTTAAAGGCGAATTCCCTACCCATTTGCCAGAGAGCATAGAATACAAGATTGTGCGCTGGCAGCCAAACTGGACTAAGAAGTATACCGCAGAAATAAAAGAAGTTGCGATACGTGGTGACTCCAAAGCGCTAAATATATTAGTAATGAACATCGAAGCACTTAGCACAGCTAAAGGCGCGGCTAGTGCCAAACGTTTTTTAGAACGTAACCCGGACAATCTAACACTAATTGACGAGTCCACTACTATAAAGAATCGTCAAGCTCAGCGTACTAAGACCGTCCTAGATTTGACGCGAGTGTCAAAATTCCGTCGTATCTTGACCGGGAGTCCCATTACTAAATCCCCTATGGATTTGTATGCTCAGTGCGCTTTTCTGTCCCCAGAAGCCCTGGGATTCAAAAGTTTTTATGCTTTTCAAGGCCGCTACGCTGTAATCCAGCGCAGAAACATGGGCCACCGTAGCTTTCAGCACATCGTAGGCTACCGAAAGTTGGAAGAATTAAGTGAAAAGTTAGACAAATTCTCAGTCCGCGTGCTCAAAAGCGAATGCTTAGACTTACCCGACAAGGTTTACACCAAACGTGACGTACCTTTGACGCCGGAACAAACAAAAGTTTACAACGAGATGAAAGAACTGGCTTTGGCTCAGTTAGAAGACGGGCAGTTATCCACAACCGCCAGCGTTTTGACTCAGATAATGCGCTTGCAGCAGATTACATGCGGCTTTTTACAGCCTGACGACGGTCCTATCCAGGCGTTAAAGAACAACCGCATGCCTGAATTGATGAATGTAATCGAAGAAGCGCAAGGGAAAGTCATAATCTGGGCTACCTGGACGCATGACATCATAGAGATATCCACAGCTTTATCCACAGCCTATGGCGAAGACTCGGTGGCCGCGTACTACGGAGAAACACCACAAGATGAGCGTCAGAAAATAGTTAATCGCTTCCAAGACCCGGACTCACCCCTAAGATTTTTTGTAGGGCAACCCCGAACCGGCGGATACGGCATTACTTTGACCGCTGCGCACACGATGGTTTACTACTCAAACAGCTACGATTTAGAAATCAGACTGCAATCAGAGGACCGAGCACACCGCATTGGTCAAACAAAGTCCGTTACGTACGTAGATTTGATTTCACCTGGGACGGTAGACGAGACAATCCTCACGGCACTGCGAAACAAAATCAACATTGCTTCGGCAGTACTCGGTGAGGACGTTAAGGACTGGTTACGATAACGAACCTATGCCTTGCCTAATCAGACCACTGGCCGTGTCATTAGGGAACATAGCCGCGTAGCGTGCTCTTTGGTCCGGGCTTGCTGGTGCCTGGGCCGTGGGCGCTGGGGCTTGAGCCACGGGAGGTGGCATAGGTCTAGGTGCTGCGGCTTGTGGCGGAGGAGTCACAGGCTCAGGCGGAGGTACGATGCTAGGCTGCACACGACGTGGATTCGGCCTTTGCGGTACGATGGGCACGGCCCCTGCTTCTTCGCGCTCAGCTTGTCTTTGCTCCGATGGTTTTTTACCGTACACTTCTTCCGCAAACATTCTGTAAGAAACTTCCGGATTTATTATTCCTCCTCCTAATAAGAACGTGTACATACGTTTTAATTTAGGTCCGGACAAATCCGCAACAGTGTCACCCTTCATAGCTAAAGTAAGTACTTCTTCTAAAAGTTCGGTGTCTTTTAGCATTTCGGTCATCATTTGATTAGCTAACATTCCGGGTTGTTCTGAAAGCAACATCCTAGAAAGTCTACTTCCGGTTCCAGCCGCAGATAAACCACCTTGAGTAACATTTCCAGGAAGTATCTTAGTTATTAAAGAATACACCGAAGAACCTATTCCGGCACCTACTATTGAAAAAGCGCCTTGTTCTAATGTAGCTCTTATAGCGTTAGCCGGGTCTTGGTTTACAATTTCTTCGGCAGAAAGATTGGGGTCTAAACCGGAAGCCTGACGCCTAGCGGCAATTAGTTCATTTAACTCAGGAAGTCTGGCAGCGTTATTAGTTAATTGAATTTGATTCATTACATCAATTAATCTATTAATTTTAGCTACGTGTGAATTGCCTTCTTCTAAAAGGCCGGTTTTAGCTAAAATTTGAATTACCGAGTCAGCCCCTTTATTAGGAAGCATAGGGTCGTTTAAATATTGTTTAAATTTTTCAAGATCAAAGGGGATTGTACCTGTATCTTTGTCTATAGGACTGTTACCACCCGCATAAGTATACGCTTGTTGAAATATAGTATCCAAAAACCCTTGAATTACGTTTTCATCTCCAGAATCCACGGCAATTTTAGCCGCTTCTGTAAAATCTTTTATAGGATTTCCAACAACATTACTTCTACTTGTTCCTGGATCACCTATCATTCTTTTAAGAGCCGCTTGAGGCTGTTCATATATGCCAGAAAAATAATTAGAAAACGCATCTCGTTCTGTTAAACCTTTGTTAAACAAACTTTCTTCCAGAGTGGCGTTTTCTAATAATGCATTAAACCTATTAACATCTTTCAAATCTCCTCGAAGTGAAGGGAAATAATTGCTTAATACTCGGTCTATTTGCGGGTCAGCTATAAAATTCTGGAAAGCCTGGGTAGGCACCATATTTGTTTTTGGTATTATAAGATCTGGATTTTCAGGATCTTCAATCATTATAATTCTACCATCCGCGTCTTTAACTGGAGTCCTATTAAAATATTTAGGATTTTCTAGTAAGCCACGTAAAACTTTATCTTGTGCGCTTCGAATGGTGGGTACAATTGTAGGTGTTTCTACGTCTCTAATGGCCTCATTAACAGGTAGTCCCGACTCCAGTAATCCTTCCAAACCACCGTCGTCAATTATCCCGTCTTCTCCGCTAAACTCACCCCTTGCCGCACCCATTTCATTTGCATTAGATAAAACTCCTGCGTTCCTTTGGTCATAATCTAATATAAACGTAGCGGCACTATCCATTTCTTGCATACGAAGAAGGGTTGAATCTCCCATATTAGAAAAAAGCATTTGCCCGGACAATTCTTTTGGTATTTGAGACCGCATGTCTTGTAGAAAAGCGTTTGAAAAAACATTGTTAGCTTCGTCTCTAAACGCTAAATAATTATCAAAAAACTGTGAAAAACCTCCACCGGGAGTTTCTATGTTGCGATTAGCGCTGACCGCCCTTAAACTATTTTTTGCACCTTCTTCTAAATTGGCTAACAAATTAAGAAGAGGTGTATTCCCGGCTCGTAAAGCTTGCCTTTTTGATTGATCTATTTGATCTAAAAAATTTAAAAGATCTCCGGAAGTAATATCTTGAACAAATTCTTCCGCTGCTTCAGCCGGAGCCGAGACAGTTGGCAAATCTAATTCTAATTGTTGTTCAGGCAATTTAGGCAAATCGCCTGCTTTTTTAGCTTTTTCAGGGTTTACCAGGATGTCCATTTCCCGTAAAACTTTGTCTAAACTAATTAAGTCTTTCCCGTAACTAAGTCTAGGACGATTACCTAATATAGCTGCCTCATCGCCAAGACGATTAAACATATCCACCAACAAGTTTGCGGTTGGTTTTCCATTATCCAAAGGACCTTGTAACGCGGTGTTCGGTACGTTTATGTTTTTAGGTATTAAATTCTTAAGTACGTTTGCTTGAGCATCAATCTTAGCCGAAACTCCGTTTGGTCCAAATAACGTATCAAACAACACGCCTTCTGAGTCAAAAGTTTCTCCTCCTGCTAAAGCTTTTTCAGCAGCTCGATCATAGTTTTTCATGGAGGAAGTAAGTAAATTATTAATTTCCGTTCTAAACCCTGCATCTCGTAAATCTTGATACAAGCCTAATGCAGCCGGGTCGTCTATTTCCAAAAGTTTATTTAAGAAATTGTTATAGCCTTGAAAAGCCGCTTCATGTTGTTCACGAATGCTAACATCCGGGTTTCTTATCGGAGACCCATTTTTTAATTTATTTTCAAGACCAACGCTTTCTAATAAGAAAAGCACTGGAACCCCTGTCTTTAAGGCTGCGGTAGCATTGTCATAATCTAAACCAGCGGATCTTAAAAGTTCTGTTTCAGGAGTTCGTCTACCGGAATTGATGTCTTGTATTAACCTTAAAAAAACTTCAGGATCTTCGCCCCCTGCTCGCAATAATTCTATAAACCTGTTCCCGGAATATTCTACTCTGCTTTTTTGATTAATATTTTTAAGAAAAGTACCAAAGGCTCCCGTGTTGTTAACCATTAAACGACCTAAAACATCTAAAGGTTGAGCTACGGTAACCCCTATTTCTGTGCCGAATTGAGCCAAATCCGAAAGTGCCCCTCGGTCTCCTTGTTGATACGCTTCGAAACCAGCCGCAACTCCGGATGCCGTCAAAATATCTTTAGTTTCTGTGCCTAGATATGTTCTAGGGTTTTGGCGAGCAAAGTCAAACGCTTCCCTAACATAACCCTCACCTTTTTCTAAACCACTAGAAATTTTAGTACCAAAAGGTATCCTAGCGGCGTTTTTAGAAATAAAATCAGAGCCTAAATTAATCATAGCTTTTTCAGGCACCATCCAAGGAACCGCAAGTCCGGGAACACTTTCGGTAAAAAATCTAACCGCTTCTCCTCCCGTAGTATCCCCCACAATTTGCTCATACATCTCAGGATTAACTTGGCGCATAGCTAAATCGGAAGAAATCATGCTAAGGATTCCGCCCGTTAGAATTCCAGGAATGCCGAAAGGAGAGCCCGCATAGGCCCCACCCATGGTAGCCGCCGAAGGAATAAGCCCTTTTACAGCTTGCTCGGCTATATATTGTGGTTGAGGCACATCTCTAGCCGTGCTGTACATGGCTATTATTTCTCTGTCGGACATGGGTTCAACGGGTGTGCCAAAAGGAGAATCGGCTTCCGCCATTCCTTTTTTTAAAGCCTCGTAATAACTTTCATCTAAGCTGTAATAGTTTCCGTCCGCGCCTTTAGGCTTGTATTGCCCTAAAACAAATTTAGCAATTTCAGAATCTTCAAAGCCATCCCCTCTCATCTTGTACAAATCTAAATCCACTAAACCGGATTGATTAGGATCTAAAAGAGTTACAGGCGTTGTTTCAGAAACATTTTCTTCGGCCATTGTTAATTTCCTATTACCGGAGCACCTTTAATATACATGGATTCCATGGAGCGAAGGTCAGCAGGGGTATTTGCTCTTGAATTTCCACCACGTCGTAAAGCATTCACCAGTTCTTGCACCTGAGCGGAACGATTTTCTAAAGCGTTTATCTGGGATTTGATTCTTTCGACATCCGCGAAACTATCTTGCGGCTGCCTTAACTCAAATTGTTTTTGTCGAATTAAATTATTAAATTCGGAAATAATTGCTTCGTATTCACCCGCCGCTCTTTTTGCTGGAGTACCCATAGCAGGTATTAAGTCAGCAAAAACTTTTCTTTCATCTACGCCTAATTTTTCACCGGAATTTCCCGAAGCTGCCGAAAATAAAGTTTGTAAAATAAACGCATTTAAAGCTTTAATCTGGGTTTCAGCTTTTATTTCTTCCGGGCTTCCTGCGCCAAATTCGGATCCCGTCGCAAAGTTAACAATCTTTGGAATAACCGAGTTAAGGAAACTATCCGCTTGAGCTTGACTTCCAAAACTATCCGATGGATTCCAATCTACAAAAGCGCTGTCAGTTATCTCGGGTATATCATTAACAATTGTTTCTTCCAACTGCTCAGAAGTTGTGGGAGAAACATTCCGCGTAGCACCGGAAGCAACACCGGATGTATTTGGAATCTGGACTTTAACGCCTAATTCAACCGCTTTATTTACAGCCTCTATCCATTCATCCGGAATGGGGGAACTACGCAGCTCCGTTATTGCAACACCGTCATCACTAATTTCTCCGGTGAGCACGGGTTTAGGCTCTGTCTTTTTTGCAATCGCGGCGTTAATTAGTGTAAGTTGAGGACCTGTTACCTTTCCTTCGCCTAAAGCTGTACGCAAATCGAAATTTGTGAAAACGCCCTCCATTTGTGGGTTTGATAGCGTTGGCAAAACATCTGCCGCAGGGAACAAATCCTTTAAGTCTGGAATTTCAACAACTTGAGCGTTAGGGTTAGTTGCTCTGAACGAAGCTAAATCTTCTTGAAACGTAGGGCTTTTTTGGTTAATAACACCCAACTGAGTTCCATCAGAATCGACTACCGCAAGACCGTCAAAATCTAAACCTTTGTTTTTAGCTTTTGCGCTCTCTACGGTCATGTCGTAGATGAATTTTTGATTCATCTCTAAACCTTTGAGACGAAACTTCTCTGCCATTTCAGCTTGCTTTGCCGCTATCTTAGCGGTTTGCTCACGATCGCCTTGAACCCGGCCCGCAGCAGACTGTAGGGCCGCGTTGCGTGCACCTTGTTCACCTTTGCGTAGTTCGGCTTGTTGTGCAGAATAAGTCTGAGGAAGGGTCTGGAATACGTTAGCCAGTTGTGATGCGACGTTGCCCGTGCCACCCGCACCGCCAGCCATAGCTAGGCCGCGCTGCGCAATGTCAAAGAACAACTGACGCTTAGAGGCATCTCTGTCTTGTTGAGTCGGAGCCATGATTTCTTGGAACGTAGCTAGATCTTCGTTGTAGTAGTCCTTAAGAGCGCTACCGCCCTTAGCGAACTTTCCCACAACACCGCCCTGCGCCATGCCCGCCGGTTGAGGTGCCTGGTTGGACATCATGAGGTTGCCCAAGCCTTGACCCATACGATTAGGTTGGCCAGGAGCCGATTCCATGTCCACGCCGCTTGCGACGTTAGCCATAAGCTCGCCAATCCCACTTTCTGATGCGCCTTGCGCCGTCATCATCAAAGAAGGCTGGACCATAGTCAGTACGCTAAGTGGCGTTGCTGTCGCATCTTGAGGACCAACGTATTGAGCGAGTTCCTGGTAGCGCGCTTCAAGAGGCTTTTGATTGCCCCGGAATGCGTTAATAATTTGCTCCGGACCTTGCGCCTGATCTAACTCCATCTGTCCTTTTTGAGAAACCATGGAAGCAATACCCGCTACGTCTTGAGCCGGGGGCCGTGGTGGAGCACCCGGAGCACCCATAGGCGCAGAGGCCGGTCTCATAGGAGGCATCGCGCCACTAGGCGCGGCAGCCGGTCGCATTGCAGCAGGAGGCGTGGGCACAGGCATGCGAGGAGATCCGCCTTGCTGCATAAAAAGTGGTCGCTTATATACGTTCATAATAGGTCCTATCCTACGCCCGCAAGAGCGCCTAGTCCGGCAATGCCGTAGCCAATAGCTTGTCCAAGACCGCTTTGCTGCGGCCCCATTTGTGTAGACACCCTGCTTTGAGTGCTAGGCAGCCTGTTTAAAGCATCACTTAAGTAGCCGTATGACTGGAACGGAAGTTGTTGACGCTCAACGTTAGTATTACGCATGGCATCCAGTACGCTCTGTTGTAAGAGTTGCTCTTGTCCGCCAAAACCAGAAAGCGCAGAAACATCGCCACGCATTAAGTCAGTAGCAGTAGTGCCAAGGTTGGCTTCTTGTTGACCAAGAGTAGCTATACCGCTTCCGATATTGCCCATCAACTCTACGTCTCTCTGGCCTAATTGACCAAAAGTATTGCCTAAATTGCCCAGGTATTGACCCCCTTGTAAAGCCCTACGCTGTTGTGCTTCTTGGGCTTGAGAGGCTGCGTCTAACGCTTGCGTATAACCCGTCTGACGCAATTGACCTAGTGCATTAAGCTCTTCTCGATTTAAATTACGACGAGCCTCTTGTTCAGCAATCGCGGCCCTAGAGCCGCCGTACGCACCGGAACCGACAGCGCTTGCCGCTTGAGATATATCCGATAAACGACGAGCCTGATCAAAATCCTGCTGAACTTGTCCAACAACAGCGTCCTCGTAAGGATTGAAGAAAGCGCTAATACCAGAAGTAGGGTCTTCTAAAGTCCCTGGCTTGAACAAGTCCATGCCACCTTGAATGGCTTGAGAACCGGCTTGTTGGTAAAGGTACGGATCTTCTCTCGTCTCTCCGGCTAACTGAGCCGCTTGCTCGTACATCCCGCTTCCGCGTTGGATACCGCCCAGTCCACCTTGTATATACGGCATAAAGCCGCCAAGGTTTTGTTGAAGTAAATTTCTCGCTTGCTGTTGATACGGCGTTCTCCCGGCTACTTGATAGGTCGGCGCGTAGGCCGGACCAAGAGCCTCACCTGTTTCGGGGTCCGTTAGCGGACGGTTTTCAACAATTGGGTTTCCAGCTTCGTCCGTTCTACCAGTGTCTACACGCCCATAGCCCATTTGCTGGTTAACTAAGTCAAAAATAGACTCAAACAAGCCAGATTTATACGCTTCGGTATACGGGTCTTCTCTGACTATCGTTTCGGTAGTGGTAACCATTAAGCAATCCTCGACTCTAAACCTTGCATCATTCGATACATGTTACGGACGCCAGCGTCGTGGTTTCCGTTTCCAGCCGCACGCACGGCTTTTTCTGTGATTACAAATTCGCCATCAGAGAGCATAGCGGGTATGTCATCGGAAGTGCCTGTTCCGGGGCCGTTAATTGCTCCGTTACGACGTGGGAAAGTAGACGGGTCTACATCGCCGCCTGCGGCATAGCCTCTAGCTAAGGTAGGCACGCCGGGTCGGTAACCAGGGTTTTGACGCATAAGGGCACGGCCCGTGAGGCCACCAAACGGTTCTACTTGCTGTTGCTCGACAGGATCAAACGCACCCGCGGCATATAACCCACCGATTCCCAAACCAAGAAGACCGCCGTATTTACGAAAAATATCGGGATCACCCTCAGGGTCTGGCATAAACGCTTGCTTAAGAGCAGCCATGCGTCCACCGTCCCCGCTGATTACATCACCCATAGATTCTAAGAAACCACGGGTATCTGCTTGTGAAACGGGGGCGAGTTTGCTTTGGAATACGTTTTGTTGCGCGTTACTTGCGGCCGAATTAAACGAAGGTCCAAACCCTTCTGCTATGTTTTGTGGTGCTCTGCGGCCTTTTGCCGTCCCTCGGTTAAAGGTTTCAGCTATAAGATCTTGAGGAGTGGCGGATTGAGGACCTTGCAGAGCCGAAGTATTTACACCGGTTGCTCCCGCCGCAGGCTGTGCCGCTTTGTTTTTAAACAGGTCAAAGGGCGAACCGCCGCCCAAAACGCTTTCAGCCACGTTTAAAGCCGCTTGACCTTTAAAAGCGTCTTTAAAGTCTACGTCGGTAATTAAAGACGTTATTCCGGCTTGCACTGCCGTGTCTAACGTTGATTGCATGAATTTTCTTAGAAGATCGGACATTAGAAGGTCGCTCCTTTTGACGCACATACAATCTTATCATTACAGCTCATGTTATTACCACCGTTACCGCGCCTAACACACCAGAGCCTGATACACCTGCTGGGTTCGGCGAATTAGCCAAAGTTATCTTTAAAAAGCCGTCTTTCTCGTATACGGCACCTACTTCTAAACCTGTGTCTGAACCGTTTTGCAAATTGGTCAGAGTAATGTCTGTAGCCCGCACATCGCCCGGGTTTTGTATCTGACGGATCAGGGTCTCATACGCTTCCTGAATAGCCGCAATCGTATCCTGCTGGTATTCCGCAGGCGGGTTAGGAAAGTAGACACGGGTAAGTAGTCTAGAGGACATTATCTTCTCCCGTCTGGCCTAAGTTCTACCCGGGGCGTGCCTAAACGCCATTGTGTATCAGTCGTATCGGACTCTACTTTGACCGCAAACGACCGCCCACGCAGTCTAATCCACGTCTGCTCTGTAAACTGCTCCACCGGCGTTGTAGCGCTTTGCGTCACACCCGAGGTATCGGTCTGTAGGTATGCGCCCCCGGGGAAGTTTCGAGCTTGCAACGTGAAATCTACCGTCGGAGCCGTTGAAATGGAGTTTTCAAAGGTCAAGTCCGGAATAAGCTTGGTTAAGAAGACAAAATCATCCCCAGAACCAATGCTGATCTGACTGCTTTCTATGTAGCTAGTAATGGCGCTAGGCGGATTGGTGCTGCCGTCGTTCTGGCCGCTTTCGTGGTTATACAGATAACCGTCTGTGGAGGCCGCAATCGGGGCGTTGAACAAACCACGGTCATGCCAAGCTGTGCGCGTCAACGCGCCTATAGCCCACGTATCCTCTACGTAATTGTAAATGACGTAGCGATTGTTTTCGTTTGAATTTGACGAAGGGTAGAACCACCATACCTCGGAGAATGTGCTGTTGAGAGCGCAAACCGTCAGCTCTATCTGACCTTCGTTTATATCGTCAAAGATATAAGCCCGTACTGGACACGGAAGCTTTTGAGTTTGACCGGTGTAGACGTAGAAGTCCCCGATACCCATCCAAAACACTTTGTCGTCCACCGCCGTCATAGCAGAAGGACCCGCAATAGTAATGTTTTCCGCAACTTGGGCTAGACCAAACGTAAAGGGTGGCCCTAAAAACTGCATAGAATGCAGGGATATGTCGGTAAATACCAACACTTGGTTACGTGTTTCTACCGCGGCAATAATTTCTGAGCCTGAACCTACCCGCAAATCGCCCGCCGTATTAGTTACTGCGGCATCCCAATCAGTCAAAGACTCCTGCGAAGAAAAACGTATTAGCAGCGGATCTTGAACCCCTATGTTGTTTTGAGCATCACACCCAAAAGCAATAACGTGGCGATCGTTATCACTCACAATAACTTGTTTAGCTATAGTAGGCGTACCAGGATCGGCTCCAGGCAAGTCCGCTAAAGCAACCGCCCTATCTACGTTGTAATCACTAGCGCTGGTGTCCCAGTAGTAAATACCGCCGTCACGGGCGTTGAACAAAAGGTCTTCACCAAAATTGTCTATGCCCCACAAACGCACGTTGTTGACAGTTGTCAGCGTAGCGGACGAACCCCACGTGCCACGGCCCCAAGTGCTGGACCCCCAGCCGGTGCCTGACACCACTACGCCAAGGCCGGAGTTTATTTGATACTTGCCCACTACGCTGGAACCACCGTTTCCTGTGTCTGATCCGTCGGCCGTGACCAGTGTAGGGTTAAGCACCCCGTCGTCTGTAATGCTCGCGATAGTCGATACGGTGCGCGCTTGGATGGTGTAGTTGTTCTCGTCCACGACGTTTATCTGATATTCCTGATTCAGAACATTGGCGGTGATTTGACCACCGAGAGACGCCGCTCCGCTAAACGTAACAAAATCCCCGGTAGCAGCCCCATGGCCGGTGTCCGCAACTGCAATAGTAGCTGATCCGTTGGTCGCGCCAAACGTCACGTCGCCCGCGGCAGTGGTAGCCCGGATAGGGGTAATATCGTAGTAGAAGCCGCCTTCGTTAATATAGAATTTATAACGAGTGCCCACGGCCATGAGCAAGGAACCCGCTAAGGTTACGTAGGAGTGCAACGCACGACACGGAGCAAGAAAGCTGTAGTCAGACTGTCTGGTCCAACCACCTATTTTCTCGGGGAACCCAAATCGGAAACGGATTTTATCAGAGTCAGACCAACCGCCTTCGTTAGAATAGCTAGTGTTTTCTTTGTTAACACCGGGTCTGAATTGTAATTTCGCTAAGGGCATTCGCTAACCTCATAATAGGTATTCACCTGTCTCGATCATGGATGCGAGTTCATGTGCGCGGCCTTTAACGTCCCGACTCCATTTTGAGTCAAGGAACTCCTTTGCTGCGAGGGTATAATCAGCCACTTCCATGGCCGCCAAGGCTTTTTTGAAGCCACGCAAACGCGTAGCACCAAGGTTATAGCTGATGTCAATCATAGCATCTTTTCGCACATCATCAAGGTCATTAAACCAAGGATATTCAGCGCTTAGCTCTTTGATGACGCGCAAAATATCGTTTTCAAGGAGCATATCAACTTCTTCGTCGGACAGACCTAAACCGGACTTAGAAATATTCCTGCCTACGCCTATAGTTTCGTATCCAGCAGAACAACGGTAGACGTGGCTTTTTACGCCCTCATGGCGCTTGAGCATATCAAGTAGTTTTTCGGTCACTAGTCGCAAAGCTCGGCTAGTTCTTTCCAGTCTTGTGCAGTCCAGTTAGAGGTATCCACAGAGGCAGGAAGCTCAACCGTAATTCCGGAAACGTTAGCCCCAAGCACAGCACCGGCCGCGTTCGTGTTGCCTTTCAGACAGGCCATAGCGTTGTCCTCCGGCGTAATCTCTAAGCTGTTGAGCTGAGTACAAGCAGGGAGTGCAAGCAGCACTGCACCTAAAATAAGTAATCTCATGAGAACCATCCTTTAATAGACTGAAACGTACGCACTGGGTAGTACAGAGCGCCTGACTTAAACCGGCCCAGACCTAGTACGCTCAGTGCTTCTCGAAACACCTTATCCGCCTGCTTTTGGTTCTTAACAACGCCGTCGCCGTGGGTGCATAAGTAATCGTGGACCACGGCTGCCTTCCGGTTTTTAGCATTGGCTACGGGGACTATCCACCGGAATATTCTGGGGACACTCGCCAGATCAGTGCAATACCCCGCAGGCACAGTCACTGTGCGCCCCAGAACGTCGCTATAATACACCAGTGGGGCGTGTAGCCGCCATCCACCATCCACAGCTTCGGCAACTAGCGCGGTCTGGAAGTGGCTCATGATACGCACCTAGGGCTTATTAAAAAAACTAAAGTAGGACCCCGTTATCAGGGCACCCAAGAAGATATAGGTAAAAGTTTTAATCACGGTAGTTGCCGCAGTACGTTTGGCCGAGCGCCAAGAGTCTAGAAGGTCGCGTATTTCACGCATGTCATGAACAGCGTCGTCGTCTTGTAAACCCACGTCACGTAAGGCTTTTTTAGCCCCCGCCTCCGCAGCACGCTGTATCATTGCTTCTAGCTCTAGCTCGGTCATCTCATGGGTACTCCACTACTTCAATTATGCGGCGTCTTCTTCTCGCTCAATGCGCGGATCAACCCAACCTTCGCAAAGTTCCCATGCGTCATTGACGTAGTTGTACTTACAACCGTACCAATCTTCTGGCTCAGTCACGCCTTCGATCAGCGTAGAGTTACCAGAGTTCATGTCGCCAATGATGAAGTCCAAGTTAGCAGGGTCACCCACTTCGATGTGGTCTGCTGTAATGTTTAGCTGCTTGTCGTCCTCAAAAAGGTACTTAGAGCAGTTCATTTCGCAAATAATAGTTTTCATGATTATCCTTCCAATAGGATTGAGGTTGCTGATAAAGCTTTGCCCGCAGGGACGGTGGACGTTGTAGTTGAGAGTGTGCCGTCAGCTTGGACGTAGTAGTCAGAGCCTATTGTGAGGCTAGATACTTTATCACTAACCCCACCCTGCACAATCACTGCGCCTGTGGCTGTATCGGCTATGGCTTGGTCTGTTATGCCTATGAAGTCGGTGTAGTTTTGAATCGCGTTGGCTTGGACAACGTAGGTTACAGTGTCGCTGTTTCCTTCGTCAGTGTATAAAATTGCGGTTTTATTATCCGAAGTACTGAATGCTGACGCGA